TTTATGAAGTTACCCCATATGTTGCTGAAATCTTTATGGTTAGGCCAAAGGCTCTTTTTCAGTGATATATCTAGCTTTTTGTACCTTTTTACTCTTTCATCTATGATCTTTTTGCATACAGGATCAGCCAAAACTTGCCTAGCATTTTGTTTATTTGTCTTACCTTTTATGCTGATCAGATAACAGCTTTCACCACTTTTAGTTTTGTATGACTCTATTTTGTTTGTGCCTACTTGCATAAGTTCTTCTGGTCTACAACCTGTACCTAACATCAATAAACTGTAATCACGTAAGTCCATTCTGCTTGTTAGTATACGATCATCCGGTGATCTATCTATAAACTCTCTCAACTTGCTGTCTAGTTTAGGTACCTCACTTGATGTAAAATGTGGTCGTCTGTTTGTGTCAACGCTACCTAGTTCTATATCAGGCATATCTGTTTTGCTGATCTCACCATCTTTAATTGCAGTTTTGTAAATCATTCTTAACACATTGAGTTCAAGTCTTATTGTGTTGTCACTGGGCTCCCATTTTAAGAAGTTTGTGTTACGCCATTTTTTATAATTTGTGATGTGCCTTATAGATATTTCATTCAAGTTCTTACCTTTAAAAAAAGGATTCAAGTATCTGTCGATTGTGCCTTTTGCACCTTTATGTTTTCTTATTGCTGTCCTGTTTGTTTTTGTGTCAAGTGTTTCTAAATACCTTTCAGCCATCTTACTGAACTCTACATTGTGTATAGAGACACCCTGTTTAATTTTGTACTTGCTCTGGTCATATAGATCTGTTGCAATACTTTTTGCTTCATCTAAATTTGCAGTACCACTGCTTTTTCTTATTGGCTTGAAACCTTTTAGATTGATGTAGATCTGATATGCGTTGCTACCATCTCTTTTGTGTAGTGTTATTGCGCCGTCTCTTAATTTTATCATTGTGTAAAAATTGTGTAAAACATATATGATTGTGCAATAAGATCAACCATAAAAAAACACAGTAAAATAGCTATTTTTTGTTGTTATTGCTAGGTTTTTTTGCTGAACTGCTTTTTTACAAATGTTCTAGTGCAGTCAGATTGTTCCATGATTGCTTGTTTATTTTGTGTAAAATTTTGTTGTGTAAAGATTGTGTAAAGAGTGGTGCCGCTTGTAAGATTCGAACTTACCACCTACTGATTACAAATCAGTTGCTCTACCAAATGAGCTAAAGCGGCATTTATTTTGCAGTGACAATATACTAAAAAATTATTATAACAAGATCAATGGACAAAATAAAAAACGAGTTGATGGTCAAAATTATACAAGACTATCGCTGGTCATTAGCTGACCACAGAGATGAATTTGTTGACAAGATAGTTGAACAGGTCGAAGGTGGAGAAATTACAAAAGAAGATCTGCTAGAGGCAGAACAAGACCTAGTAAAATGGGAAAAGGACATTTGGGAGTTTGGAAAGTTAAAAGGCAATTACAACGATGCATTCATATACAATTATGTGGCGTTGGCTATGAATGATATTTTAGATAGACTGGGTGGTGATGACAGTTAAAAAAACAAATGATGATCCAGTTGAATTTGAACTAGAAGGAAATGTAAAGTTTTCACTTGCTGGTTATGACACAGTTGAAAATTGGGTAGTACAAGAAAGTGACACAGAGGTCAGAGCTCTGTTAGTCAACATAATTGAACAGTTGAAAAAAGATTAGTTATACCAATTAACTATTGCGTATCTAGTACCAAATGTAATTGGAGCCACTGAATGTGGAAACAAGAAATTGCTAGGAAATATCAAAACATCTCCAGTAACTGGCTGTACCTCTTTTATGATAGTGTCACCAATGTCATTCCAAAATTGAAATTGGCCGCCCATATACTCATCGTTTAACATAACACTGATGCTTAAAGTTCTAGCGGCACCCTCATAGTGATCTACGTGTGTATTGAATCTACCTTCTACATCATATTTTAGGAATTGGCTGTCTATCCTTTTTACAGGTGGTACAAATGAAAATCTATTTCTATAGATGTTGATTGCGTCCTGTAATAGATCTTCCAACAATTTATTTTCTTTTATTATTTTAACACCACAGTCACGATGTTTTTTCATGACTCTGTTACCTACTGGTGTTGCACTTGTGGCTTCTAGCAAATCTTTATCATACATTTCAATCATCTGATCACATTGAGCTTTGTTAAACAAAGGATATGTTTTTATAAACTCCGTAACATTGTACGATTGACTGACTCTTTCTTGCATATAAATACTTATGACTTGCAATTACTGACTCCTTTCAATCCAGCCATATTGCAAGTTTACAAGTATAGAGGCTAGGGAGGGAGACTGAACTAGCCTCACTAACAAGGAAACGCAAATGAACAAAAACAAAGTAGAACAAGAATACACAGAAATTCTAAAAAAATTAGCAGAAGGATATTTTGACAAAGAAGTTGATCACGCTCATGAGTTGTTTAGTGACGCGGCGTGGCCAGCACAAGATGATCCACACTACATAAAGAAAACAACTTTTGTCATCAACGCCAGAGTTGCACACTTAAGATTGTTAAAAACTTTAGCACAGCACATAAGTGGTGCAGTACATCCACAAGGTGAAAACAGTATGCTTGAAAAACAACAAGCAGATAATTTAATGCAACAAGCAAAGACTAGGATAGCAAACAAATTAAAAAAAGATGAAGAGTCAAAAGTCATCAACATAGATCCTAAAGCAAAAAATGAATAATGGCATATATTTCATTCAAAGAGTTTGTAGATGTACAAAACATCATCGATGGTAGAGACACACCTGAACTGCACATTAAAATTTGCGATTGGTTAGAAAAAACACAAGACGAACCTAGACGTATTTTGCAGGTGTTTAGACACGCAGGTAAATCTCACTTGACCTGTTTATACATTGTTTGGCGTTTGTTAATTGATCCAAACTTCCAGTGCATATTGATTTCTGCAAAAAGAAACATAGCGTTAAGAAACAGTCTCATGATTAGATCAATCATAGAAACAAATCCGCTAACAAAACATCTAAAGAATGAACTGTATCAATGGCAAGCACAAAATTTTACAGTTGATAGAGAAGTAGTATCTCTAAACCCGTCAGTTGCAATATCTAGTTTGGGATCACAGTTGTCAGGACTACACGCAGACTTGATTATCGGTGATGACTTGGAAACATCTGACAACAGTTTGACACAAGAAAGCAGAGACAGAATCAAAGAGCGTGTGCAGGAGTTTGGTAAGATTGCAAAAAAAATTGTGTTGCTTGGTACACCACACAGCAATGACACGCTGTATGACCACCTAGTAAATGTTGGCTACAAGATAGAAAAGATACCTGTCTATGATCCAGAGACAGAAGAACTTGCTTGGCCTGATCATCCAGATGGTCAATTCAGTTGGGACTGGTTAGAAAGATCTAGACAAGAATCCACAGAAGGTGATTTCAAATCACAGTATATGCTTATACCTAGTAAAACTTATGAGCCAATGATGGCTATAGACCAGATACAAGAATATGAAGATGATATATCAGTGCACCATTTAGCCCAGCCTTTTGGCGGTTATTTGCCTGTTGTCAAACTAGGTGACAAACAAGACAGTCCAAACATAAGAAGAATGTGTGCGGCGTGGGATCCAGCAACTGGTGTACACGCTAGGGATAGATCTGTTTTGGCTGTGACTATGCGTGATGACAAAGGTAATGTTTATGTACACGATGTTGTTGTTTTGGGTGCAGTTGATAAAGACACAAAAGATTTTACTAACCAGATTGTAACAATAATAAACACTTGCACAAAATATGGGATAGCAACTGTGTACATTGAAGAAAACTTCAGTGCATCACTGATCAATGAAGCTAGAAGAATATGCAAAGAAATGAAAAAGAAAATAAACTTTGTAAACAAGTTTAGAAGCAAAAACAAATATGTGTTTATTGCACAAACACTTGAGCCAATAATCAAGATCAACAGAATGTATGTACACAAAAGAGTTAGAACAAACAGTTATTTTTGGAGTGAGCTTGATGAGTTTCCAAACAACGCACATGATGACTGCATTGATGCTGTGTCAGAAGCAATATCACACTTACCAGAACCTAGCGTTGACATTAGTAGGATACCTGCTGTGCAAAGTGTTGTTAGCAACAACGCACAGTCTGTAAAAATCAGTAGACCTCGATAGGTAAATAAACTTGTAAGCAAAGAGCGTCAGTAACACGCTCCGCTTATATTATATATATATAGTAACGCACACGCATAAAGAGGAATTCGTAAATGAAAATATACAACAAAATAGTGTGGGATAAAGATGGTAATGTAATCGAAGAAGATTCTTACGATTATGAAGGGCCTTTAGCACTTTGCGGCGGAAGTCCACCACCACCTCCACCCCCACCACCACCACCACCTCCACCACCACCAACAATCACAAGAGAAGTTGGACAGACTAGAGCTAAAGCATTAGGTAAAAGTGCTGTAACTAGACGAGGCAGAGGTAGAGGGGCACTTATTTCTAAAAGAGGAACACCATTAGGTGTTGAAACTGAAGCAACTGGAAGTCAGAAGTCCCTATTAGGCATCATCAAATATATGGGTGATAAACTGGGAGTACAATAATGGGATTCATGAAACCAAAAATTCCACCTGCGCCAAGCCCTGAAGATATTGCAAAAATGCAAGACAAGATTGCTAGGGAAAGAGAAGCCGAGCAAATCAAAATTGAAAGTGATATCAAAAGAGCAGAAGCGGCCGCTAACTTAAGATCAGGTTTGAAAAGAAAAAAAGGTAGAGGCACGCTGGTAACAAAAAGAGGTGGATCAAGTTATATAGGTTTGACTGATGATCCGTTAGCTCCAACATACAGTAGAACTCTTTTAGGATAAAAAGTATATGGACAAAACATTAGTAAAAAAAATATTTCAGCAAGCCAAACAGGCACGTGAAACACACGAAGATGAAATATCAGAAGCTTACAAATTTACATTTCCAAACAGAGACATTTGGAGAGTACAAGAAGGCGAAACAGATAGAACTAAATTGTTTGATTCTACAGCCGCTGACGG